CCTCATCTGCACCCTCAGCGTGTCCGTACCCACTGATTTGGTCGATGTAACCGAAGGGGTCATCCTTTTCTATATCATTAAGCTTAAACTTCTTAAAACCGTAGGTAGATGTAGACTTAACATCAGTTAAAATACCATCAATCTTACAGTCCATACTACCTTTAATACCTTCAACCTCTACCTTCTTCTGTTCATCAGTCACCTCGTGACCTGATAGTTTAACAAGGGCCAATAACATCTCTTCAATAAGATGGCCATATAAAAACTTAATAAGAGTAGGTGCTCTCAGTCTCTCACCTTTAATCTTATGGCTCTTATACCACAGCTTACGGTCAGGGTGTCCTATGTTAGACATACGTAGTATACGTACCTCACCATCCCAGGTAGGGTAAATCCACTCACGCATAATGGTCTCCATATTAACACCAAAGTCCTTGATTACTTTCTCTGCATCAACCCTAGCTGGGTGAGACTTAGTCTCTGCTAGGTTGTATATATCTTCTACTAGATTAGTGTGTTTCATTCCAACTACCTCCTATTTTATATTCGCCATCCAACGGACAGTGGAGATTAAGTTCTTCACCAGCTTGTTGAATAGATTTAACAGCAAGCTCACCAAAAAGCGTAGCCTGTTCATCATTAACTTCCGTTTGTATCTCATCGTGTATGTTTCCTATAAACTTATATCCTATATCCTCTATAATAGCAGACTTCTCTAGTATTGTCAAGGCCTTTTTCATAACTATTGCACCTGCTCCCTGCAAGAGAGTGTTAAGTGCTGAGTGTTTGGACCTAACCCAGATTTTTCTGCCATCAAGTCCTTTGAGATAGCCTCTTTTACTAGCCGTTCCAACTCGTTCTCGTAAAGTTCTAAGTGATGGCGTATTATCAAGGAACTTTGCCTTAAGTTGCTTACCATCTGCTCTGCTTCCGTCAACGATACTCCCGATTTTTTCATCCCCTGCACCATACAGGAATGCGTAGATGAAAGTCTTTGCCGAATCTCTTGATTGAAGTCCTGCAGCCATTTGATTTGCTGTGTGTATATCTCCGTGTATAACTTCATTAGTGTACTCCTCATCATTCATATAATGTGCCAACATACGTAGCTCTAAACCACTAGCGTCCATACCTACTAGGCACTTACCTTTAGGTACAACCCATACCTCTCTACACTCCTTACCATAAGGAGAATAACTAGCAGGTACTTGGGCCAGGTTAGGTTTACTGTGTGTCATACGACCAGTCACTGCACCAATTGGATTAACATAACCGTGTACTCTACCATCAATCTCTACTGCATCAACCCAGCTCTGCACTTGTGCTACTCTCTTCTGTAACATAAGATACTCAGCTATCATCTTAGCCTCAGGTATGTTAACTGATGTCAACACTGCCTCGTTAACAATCACACTGCCCTTATCAGTAAACTGTTTAGGTTTCCAACCAAAGTGTTGAAGGTATCTACCTATCTGTTGTCTCGAACCTAAGTTAAATAAAGGGTAGGTAATATAACCCCACTCCTTCTTACTGTTAAAGTGAGCACCCTTATCCAATTGGTTCTGATATCTCTTAGAGATTGAGCCATCCTTGTTGTACTTCTTATCACCAGGATAAACTAACTCAACAAAAACTGGTAGAGGTTTGAAAGTTTCTCTCACTTTTTGTTCTGTGATAAATAACTTTTGTCTTAATTCCCCCAGTAAAAGATTAGCTTTTCTCTCATCTAAAGTCCAACCATTCTCAACCTGTTCGTGAATGATACGTGCTATATCGTGCTCAAGTTTAACACTTTCGCTACTAAAGCCATCAAGTTCTATCTTTAGTTGTTCATAAGTTTTAAGTGTAACATCTACATCACGTTGACAATACTCCACCATCTCCCAACTAAATTTATCCCATTCACTGTGCTCACCTTTAGGGAATAATAATCTATCACCCCAACTGGCCAGTGAATGACCACCCTCTCTCTGTGGGTTAGCTAGTCGGGACATAACTAAAGTATCTTCTACTTCACCTTCCCACTTAAAGTTTGGTATAAGTCTTTCCATAACTGGGATGTCATATCCCAAAACATTATGCCCAATAATGCAAGATACATCATTATCCCTACACCAATCACCAAACCTACCAATTTCATCAGCCAAAAATACACTGTTTGTTCCATCATTACCTATCTCCTTTGCCACTATCACCCATATAGTATCAGGGCGTAGACCGTTGGCCTCTATATCTAAAATTATTTTCATATTAAAACTCCAGTTCCAGTTCCTTCATTCTACCAGTAAACTTATCATATTGCAAGGTAGTTGCTGGACCAGTGAGACCACTGAATCTATTCTTTAGTACCCTAACTGTAGTTGTGTTGCGTGATAGCTCATCTTCTGCCTGTTGATTACGTTCTAAACCAATCACCATATCAGATAACTGTGCAATAGAGGCACTACCCCTAAGCTCAGACAAACTAATCTGTCCTCCCTCTTCGTGTCCCTTACCCATCGGTCTACGTAAGTGAGACACAAGAAACATACCTATCCCAGTCTCGGCCACTAACTGTCTAAGCTTAGTCATTACTGAATCAATTTGTTTTCTCTCATCTAAGTAACCCTCTTGGTCTGAGACTACAATAGATAGGTGGTCCAAAATAATCCACTTACAATCTAATCCCTTAGCTAGATAACGTACCTTACTTAGTAAGTTATCCTCACTAGTGGAACCGAAGTGGTCAAACAATTTAATTCTACCAGTACCTAAAGTCTTATCCCAGTAGCTCCTTAACTCCACCTCATCTGTCTCTTCTTTCTTTAGGTGTAGTGGGAGGTTGGCTTCAATAGACATAATACCTAAAGTAGTATTTTTAATTGTCTCTTCTAATGCTAAGATACCTATGTTATCCTTTGTTGTTCTAAGTAGATAATGTTCTAACTCTCTAGTCATCTGTGATTTACCCATACCTGAGCCACTAGTGATTGTAACTAACTCACCTTGTCTAAAGCCATAAGTCAGATCGTTTAGTCCTGACCAAGGGTAAGGTATAGACTCTACATTAATATCCTCCATAAGGATATCCCACGTGTCCTCACTGGAGATAATACCATCAGGTGTGTAACCCTTAGCGTCCCACCAGGCTCTAGTAAACTCTGCAATACTGGCCGTGATTAACATCTCACCTGCATCTTTAAGTGGTAGTCTACATATTCTAATTTTATTAGGGGAGAATAAATCAACTACAGATTTAATTGCCTCCTCACCTGGCTTATCATTATCAAAACATAACACCACAGTATCAAAGGACTCTAAGTATTCCAGTGAGTTTTTAATATCTCTACTGGCTCCACTTGCACCACTCCTTAGACTAACTGAGGCATACTTATTACCAAACATCTGATGAACTGCCATCGCATCTATCTCACCCTCAGTAATAGTGATGTACTTACCACCCTCTTTGAATATATTCTGACCAAAGAGGCCAGCACTACTAGACTTACCTTCAAAGATAAAGTCTTTATTGGCCACTGTCCTAATCTTATTACCTATATGTTCACTTGTGTCCTTATTGTAATAAGGATAACAGTGTTTAGTGATATAACCATCTTGTCCATACTGGAGAGTAACACCATACTTCTTAGTTACCTCTCTACCTAGGCCCCTATCTGCTATATCACCATAATTACCTTGAAATTGTTGCATACTATTCTCTCTTGTTATTGTTTCTTTATTTTCAACTAGTCCTTCACCCTCTGTTGGTGGTTCCCATCTTCCACAACTAAAACAATACCCTTGACCAGTAGAATAACGTGCTAAGTTATCTTTTGAACCACAATCTGGACAAGGTTCGTGTTTAATGAAGGAGGGTTGTTGTTTATCTGACATATTTATACCTCTGTAAGCTCCGTAAAGGCCCCTTAAAGGGACGATTAATAAATACCCCTACCTACCCCCTTACTGAGAGGAGAAGTAGAGGTAGAATAGGAGTTAATTAAAAGGGTACGTCTTCCTTAGTAATTGCATCAAATTCATCAAGTGCATTACCACCACCTGAAAACTCAACTAACTCAATTACCTGTACTGCATCTAGAGATTTACCTAGACCATAAACATCACTTGCCTTATGTTCATAGGTTGAGTACGCCACTTTAACCTTAGAGCCATTACCAATCTTAATGGTACTGTCCCAGCCGTGTTTGTTCTCATCTACTACAGTCGGGGCAGGTAAACTGTTCCCTTTAGCCGTGATAGTCTTACGTTTAAACACAAAGATGTTGTTGTCCTTTGCCTTTGGCTTAATACCTGATGCAATTAAATTATCTCGCTCTTCATCTGATACCTTTAAGTCGATAGAGTAAATCCCTGGTTGGGGATTGTACTGATCCACTCTAGGTTCAAAAAGAGATGGATATAAAGCTTCACCTGTTGCTACTGCCATATTATTTTTCCTTATCCAGCTAAGCTGAATTATAATTGGTGGTGTAAAAAGGGACACCACACTAACCCTTTACTGCTATATATATTCATTAGTACCCACTAGTAACTAGTTAGAGCTAGTAATAGTTATTATCTTTATTACCTTATTACCCTTACTATTTATTACT